GCTGCGCATTGGCAAGAGGCGGCTCCACCTGACCTGCGCGCGCCCAGGCGGCGTAGTTGCCGCGCGCCGTCTGCGCCACCTCGGCCGCCATTTGGCCGAACTGCGGCGCCGACGTCACGGCGCCAGACTGCGGCGCATTGACCAGGAACCGATCGAACGTTTGGCGCAGAATGCCAGCCGCATAGCCGTTCTTCTCGCCGGCGCCGGTCGTGTTCTTCATGCCGGTGAGGGCTTGCCGGGCTGCCTCGATCTGCGTTGGGCCAATGTCGCCATACCGATTGGCCCAGCCGTAAGCACCATTGCGCAGGTTTTCCATGACGCGATAGACCGCCGTCGCGTTCTCCGGAATGGCACTGCCCTTGAGCATGGTCTGCTCGGCCGCCGCGAGGTCCCTGGCAAAGTGCGGCATCGAGTAAGTCGCCGGGATTTGCGACAGCGTCTTGTAGTTGCCCTGGTAAGCCGTTTTCAGATCAGCCGATGGCGGAACCGGGATCTCTCGGCCCGTCGCCGGATCCCCCGGCCGCTGCGTCACGGCGGATTTCGGGATCAGAGGCGCGAGGGCGGCGTTGATGGCGCCACCGACCGCGGCGCCCTTGCCGGCGTTGTACAGGTAATCTTCGGGCTTTCCGGTAAAGGTCTGGCCGGCACCCTGCACGCCACCAAAGATGGCACCCTCGGTGCCGTAGCCGGCGACGCGCGCCGGCACGGTGCCGCCACCGTAGCCGGCAATCCCCGCACCAATCTTGGCGGGCGCCATGGCGCCTGCGGCGGCAACGCCGCCTGACACGTCACCCAGCGGCGTGGCGATCGGTGAGCGCTCGCGTCTCTCCTGCAGGTCTTTGAGGCGCGCGTCGATGGCGGTGTTGTAGTCAGGCTGCGCCTTCCAGCCGAACGTGCCGCCCAGCATGGGATCCGGCAGCGGAACGCCCTTGCCCTTGGCGACGTCGAGCACGGCATCCAGGCGCGGAGCAATCCCGGCCGAGAACGACTTGCCGGTAGCCATGAGATAGTCGCCAAACCCCTGACCTAGCCAGGATGGCCAGCCCATCTCGGACTGCTGCTTGCCGGTCTCGGTGGCCTGAAGGGCGGGCTTACCGGGATCGTCTTCGTAATGCCTGGAGCGCGGCGCCCCGGCTGCCGGCGCTCCTGTCCCCGGATCGTCGTCGTAGAGGCCCATCAGCGCGCCCCAGGGTTCAACTGCTTGCGTTGCAGCACGAAGGCGGCAGCACCCGGACCATAGCGCTGATCAAAGTCCGCCATGTGCGCTTGGGCATTCGGGCCGGCGGCCCCTTCAAAGAAGCGCGGCAAATGCTGGTTGTTGAACCAGTTGGCCTCGGGTGATCGATACCTGGCCTCCAATGTTGTCGTGCCCGTGTTCGGATCCCGCTCACCCAGACCCTTGAAGATGCTTTGCGCCTTCTGATCGTAATCCGCCATATGCTGGTAGCCGCGCTGTAGTTGCTGCCGCAGCAAGGCCTCGATCGCAGGCTTTTCCATCGTGATCTCGCCGGCTTGCGCCTTGCCCATCGCAGTCTCGTAGCCGCTCACCGGCTTGAGGTCCTTGACCAACTCGCCCACGGTCGAAAGCAGCTTCGCCTTGAGCAACTCGGTCGAGCCGGCTCGCTCGGCCAGTTGCTTGTTCTGTGTCGCCCAGGCTCCCCACTTGGCCAGATCGAGCCGGGTATTCGCTCCCGCCCCGATGAAAACGCCCTTGTTCATGGCGTCGAGCGCCATGGTGAAGTCCTGCATGCGCTCGGCGGTCTTGCGCACCGATGTCTGTTCGTCGCTCATCGCCTTGCGCACCTCGGGCGCCGGAGCGCCGGCTCGGAGCTGGATCTGATTGTCGACGATGGCTTGGTTCTTTTCCGCGATCTTCACCGGATCGGTCTTGGACAAGTGCTCGTCATAGAGGCGCTTGTTTTCCTCGTCGATCAGGCGGTCCCGGCGCGTGATCTTTTCCTTGGCGAGCCCAGTCTGCTCGACATGCAAGCGATCGTTCTCCTCCTTGATCCTGGCAGCAGCATTGACCGCCTGCGTGCGCAGACCTTCGCCGGTGTAAGGGTTTGTTGAAATCGCTATCGCCCGATTGTATTTTTCCCGCAACTCCGGATTGACCCACGGCGACGGCAATGTCTGGGGCGGCCCAAACCTTTTCGTGGCCTGCGCCTCGGACATTGGCGTGAACTGTGATGTGTCTGGGAGCGCGCCGCCTGGCGTAACCGGAACGCCGGGAGATCCAGGCCTTGCAGGTTGGACGGTCGGCTGGCCAGGAACACCGCCGCCAGGGCCAGTCGGAAGCACTGGGGCTGGAGCTGCCCCACCAGCAGGACCTCCACCGAAGCCACCGACCTGCGCCACCATTTGCGGCGGGACGCCGCCGCCAGGAGGTGCTGGGCCTGCTGCGTCTGGATTGAAGGCCTGGTTCTCTCCGGCAATCTGCTGCGCCATCCCGGCGCGCGCGGCGTCGACGGCAGGATCAAGGCTTGCCCCTCCAAGAGGCATCCTTTGCCCCGGACCGGGGAGAGGCATCCTTTGCCCAGGCGGTGGGGCAGGAAGCGGCATGCGCCCCTCTGGCGAACCTCCCGGAAGCGGCATACGCCCCTCTGGTGGCGGAGCAGGAAGCGGCATGCGCCCATCCTGCGGAACCCCTCCGCCTGCTACGGGTTGCGGTCCCGGTGTACCGCCCGGGATCTGACCCGCCATTCCAGGTGGCGGAACCGAAGGGGCTGGAGGTGCTTGGTCCGGACGCTCCGCCATCGAGGCTCCGGGTCCGGCGGGAGACGGCCCGCCGTATGTGAGGCCGGGCTGGCCGGCGTCGGACATGGTGCCGCCAAGCGATGCCATCTGAATTCCGGCCGGTCCTGCCGGCTGCGATCCCTGCGCGCCGCCCATCAGGGCTTCCGCCATCTGCGCGCGCGAAAGGTTCGTCTCAGGATCAAGTTCTGCACGCGGGGAAGTACCTGCTCGCGGATCCTCTGCTCCGGAAGGTGGCGTCTTGACCACAGGCGGGGAAGCTTCGAATACGTCTGCGTTCTTTTTTGCCGTCGCAGCGTCACGCGCTATCATCTGGCGTTCCGACTGCGAGAGCTTGTAGTCGCGAATGCCTTCGCCGATGCTCTCGCCAACCGAGAAGATCCCCTTGCCGATCGTGTTGGGATAGTCGCGCGACTTGGCCGCCAGCGCAGCCGCAATGGCTCGGCGCGCCTTCAGTTGCTCCAGGGTCAACCCCGGCCCGCCAGGGTCGGCGGAAAAGAACGACGCAATCAACGGGTTCTCGGTGAGAGGATCCGGCATGGCTCATGCACTCCCGAAGATCGAACCCAGCTTGTCACGATCGATGTGCTTGAGACCGCCGATCGTCTTCACGGCGCGCGGTTCAAGCCGCTCGACGTCCTGCGCCATCGGTCCGACATGGCGCTTCCCGTCGTCGAATTCGTCCTTGTAGTCGTATGCGTAGATCGGCAGCGCGCCCTTGGTCGACAGGATCGAGCCCATCGGAGCAATGTTTTCCTTGGCGCGCACGTCCGACAACATCGCCGCCGATCCGATCTTGCCACCCGCGCCAAGAAGGCCGCCCATGATGTCGTTGAAGCCGGTCGATTGCGTTTTGTAGATATCGTTCTGTTGCGCAAAGTTCTGGTTGATCAAGCCAGCCACGTCCGTGGTCGGGATCGAAGTGCGCTGCGCATTGATGAAGTTCGGCGCCTGCACCTGCGAGCCAGACATCAGCGCTGCAATCTCGTTGAGTGGCTGATTGCGCTGCTGATACTGCTCCTGCAGGGCCTGATTGCGCTGTTGGTTCGCCGCATTGAACTTCGTAGATTGCAAACCGAGCATCTGATTTTGCGCGGCGTTGTAGAATTGTCCGCGCGCTGCAGCTTGATCAAACTGACCTTGCGCCGCGGTATTGAAAAAGCCGGCGCGCGCCGCGTTCTGCGCCTCGGCCTGCTGCTGGGCCTGGTTCTGAAAGCCGGCCAGGCCGAGCGACTGCTGATAGCCTTGCTGTTGCGCAGCATTATGAAAGGCAGCCTGCTGCGCCGACATTTGATCCATGCGCTGCTGCTCTTGCCCGCCCGCCGCAACGATGCCAAGGCGCGTGTCGGTGACTTGCCGATTGAACGGATCGTAGGCCCCCTGATAGGCCTGGCTGCCGTAGCGGATGCCCTGGTCGGCGAGCTGCTGGCGCAGCCTATCTTCCTGCTGTTGCAGCTGCGGATTGACCCGCTCGAACATGGACTGCTCGATGCGTTGCCGATCCGCAGAGTAGTTGTCGGTAGGACCGTATTGCTGCTGGATCTGGCCGGCCGAGTTAGGATCAAAGCCGCGCGTGATGTCGCCACCGGACGCGTAGCTGCTTTGCAGCCCGGGTGTGTCGCCGATCTGCGACTGCGGTGCGCCAACCTGATTGAACAGGTTGATGTCGCCCATGGCGGGCGCGCTGCTCGTGTCCAGCGGGTGTGACAACAAGTCTCCGATTGCGGCGGACTGCTGGTTGGCAATGCCAGCCATGTTCATCTTGGCGGCGTCGGTCTGCGCCTGAATTTGCGCGTACTGCGGCGACAGTGTCTGTGTCGCAGTCCATCTCGGGATATTGTAGGACTGACCGGTTACCGGATCGGTATAACCATAATTGCCGGTCACATCGAAATTCAACGAACCTTGCGCCGTGTTCTGGTTGGTGTTGCCCAGGTACGAATTCGCAATCGCAGTCGACACGTTGGTGCCGGTCTGCGCCGCGGCAGTCGCCATTGGGTTAGGCGGAGTTGGAGCTTGCGGACTATCGAACAGGCCCATCAGGCGGCCTCCTCTAGTTCAACGATACGACGATTAAACCGGCTCTCGTGCCAGTCCTCTGCCGTCAGGGTCGCGATGACGCCATCCTTGCCGCGGCCATAGAGCCGCGCGATCTTCACGAAGGCAAAACCGATGACGGCAAGCTGTCGCTGCAGCCGAAAGTCGCTTTCCGCGACCTGCATGACCACCATTTGGCAGCCGCATTCGACGAACGGGTAGTCGAAAATCCGCTTCAGCACGGGACGCGTCAACCAGCGAGCCGAAGCGGACGCGCCCGACATGACGATCGTACCAGCCTCCGGGCTCCAGTGGTGATAAACGACGCCACCGATGAGCTCGTCGTCCTTGACGACGCCGATCGCCTTGCCGCCAGCCACCACGCCACGCGGCATGCCGGTCAGCCTGGCGACAAAGTCACCGACTTCCTCGTCCTTGCCATAGACGAACCGGATCATCCGACACCACCGCTGCCGCCAGAATTATCGCCGCTGCTGCTGCTGCCATCGCTGCTGCTTCCGCTGGAACCGCCGCCGCCACTAGTGTCGCCGCCGCCGCCACTGGTGTCACCGCCGCCGAAGCCCCCGACAGCGCCGCCGGCACCCATGCCGCCAGTGCCGGGGCTGGCTGCGCCAAAGTCGCCATAGCCACCGCCACCAGGAGAAAAGCCCTGCGCGCCGCCGGTATTGCTCATCGAAGCGCTGCCCTCGAAACCGCCCGTGGCGGCGCCACCACCGAAGGCGCCAAAGCCGCCAGGGCCAGAGAACCCAGCTGCGGAAAAGTCGCTGCTGGGTGTGTTGGTGCCCGTCTGGTCCGGCTCGTTCACTGCAGTTTGGGTGTAACCATTGGGCGTCACCGTACCAACGAAAGTCGGAGTTGAACTTGGTTGCGCAAGAGCGGCCCGATCCATTTCATTGAGGTCAGTCTCGTCTTTTGGTGTTGCTGCCGGGAAGCCGGCTACTGGAGCCCTGTCAGGCGTGCCAAAGGTCCTGTCAAAATCCGGAGTAGCGGGTGGCGCAGTGGCTGGAAGATCAGCAAAGCGATCGGCAACCGTAGCCGCGAATGTTGCGGTTGGGTCGTAGCCCCCCTTGCCGCCAAATCCCGGCAAGCCCGCCGTCATGGTCGCGCCGCTATTCCAACCATTCGGATTACTCTCCGTTGGGCTGGGAGTTACTGCGCCAGGGGCATTGGTGTTGAAGCCGCCCGGTGCGTCCGGAACGCCGCCCGATCCCAACGTAATGCCACCGACATGTCCGGCACCGGCATTGAAATCAGCCGCTGCAGGATCGTAGTCTCCCGCGACAAACGGCGTGCCCTGCGGCCCACCCAGCCCCTGCCCGCCCAGCGCACCAATAACCTGCCCGTCCAACCCTAGCGCGCCTGGCCCGCGCTGAAAATCCGCAGCACTCATCTGCGGTCCTGTAGATTGTCCACCAATCGGCCCGCGCTGGAACTCCATCTGCTGCCGCGCGAGTACCGCCGCGAGGTCATCACGCGAAACCGGGGCGGAGGGAGAAACCTCGGGATAAAGCATCAGGATGACCCCAGACCCGTGCCAGTGTTCATGTCGATCTTCTGCTGCTGCATCTGCTGCATGATCTGGTTCGCCAGATCGTCACGGGTCGGCATTTGCCCCCCAATCGGCCCGCGCTGGAAATCCGCTTGCTGTTGTTGCGGCTGTACAGCAGGCGTGACAGCGCCGGGTGCAGGGCCGCCCTGAGGCTGGACCGTCACGTTGGGGCCGGGCGTATAGACTTGGTTTTGCGCGGCTGCCTGCAGCAAGGCCGGATCGACTGACGTCATCTGCGGAAAGCCGGCGCTCACGCCGGTCTGGGGCGTCGGCACCTGATATCGCTCGATCTGGGACCTTGGCCACGTTCCGGCGCGCGGGGCTTGCCAGTCCACCACGTCCTGGGCCGACTGCGCGTCGCCCGGAATGTAGGGCGGGGCAAACACACTGCCGAGTGCATTTCTGGGAAGCGCCATGATGGCTCCTATACGGCAATGCCGGCCTTCGCGGCCAACATGCTGATGCCGAGCATTTCGACGTCCGGCCGCGGAATTTGAAAGACCGACACTTGTACGACCGGGGCGTGCGACCAGCCAGTCTCCCCAATCGAGACCCACATCGTTGTCCGCGGCGGCCCGCTAGAGGCGCTGGGCTGATCCCAGCGCGCGGCACCGGCCTCCGGCGTCGGGACCGGAAGCGGATCCGGTGGAACGACCGGGCCACTCGATCCCCACAGGCCCTCGTCCCACACCTCGGACGGGGCAGAAAGCGTCCCGGCCGGCGGCGGCGGCGGAATGTCTATGCTGTAGTTGACGCAGGCCGAGACGGACGGAATGAACGTATCGTTCGCGCGCCCGAAAAACGCACAGCGCGCCTGCGTCAGTGTGAACGTGACAGGCGGCTCGCCGAACGTTTCCCAGCCCCCGACATAGGTGCAGGTGTAGGCCCGCAGCGGGTACGCAGTGCTTCCCTCCACGGCCGGCAAGATCGGGCGCACGGCACTGTAGTCGGATCCACCAAAATCGGCCTGCACGATGCGACCGTCCTGCGTGCTAAAGTACATATTGCCGGAAAGGACGCAAAACTGCAGGGCATCCCAGCCCCGATACAGCGACCAGGCGCCAGTCACCGTATTGGCAACGAGGCAGCGCCAGTCACCTTCCAAGCCACCCGGCAAGGTAACGAACAAGGCGCCTAAGTCGTCCCACTTGCACATGCTCCATGGCCGGTCCTCCTTGTCCAGGACTTCCTGCTGCCAGAGTGGATGAACGACGCGCGTAAGAGCCGAAAATTCCAGTGCGGCGACGTCCTTCGTCTGCACCTGACTTATTGGCACCAGGCCGTCCACCGTGATGATCAGAACGTCGCCGCCAATGTTCAGCCATGAATTCTTCCCCATCGGTCGCGACATCTGATAGCGCCCTTGCTGGCGCCAGTTCGCAACGTCGCTCGGATTGGTGCCGCTAAAGATCGCGACCTCACCTTCAGTCGTGACGAAAATGCACTTGTCGTCGATGCCGTCCCCGGCGGAGACCGACCAAGTGCAGCCGAACAGCAGCGTGCCGCCCTTGTTGAATGAGCCGGAGAGCGGAATATTCAGCAGCGCGCCGCCAACCGCGTCAATGTCGAGATACCACGCATTCATGCTGCCGCCCTGAATGAAGAACAGGCGGCGGCGATACTTCCAGACTTGCGTGAGACCGCGCCCGTCCACGACGGGAGTGCCAACCGGGCCGGTAAGCCGACCGGGCTGCCCAGCCGGCGGCGTGTAGGACGGGATCAACTGCACCCAGCTGGTACCGTTGAAGCGCAACGGATAGTCGCCGGTGTCATTGACCGCAAGCAGCCAGTCACCGCCGGCGTTGGAGAATTGCGCGGTCGAGAAGTAACCGTCAGCGAGCGTGACGCCGGTGATGAGCGTCGCCGTTGCCGATGTCACGTCGTAAAGCTTGTGGGCGTTCGTGGCGAACAGCTTGCGCAGCGTGCCGGTGACGAAATTAAACAGCGACTGCACCGGAGTGGTTTCGGGCAGCGAGCACCACGTCTGCGAGCCCCCGCGCAAGCGAATGGATTTTTCCGTCGTGAACCAATTGTCCAGCACCAGGGCCGCGGACGGCTGCATGAAGGCCGGGTTTTCGTTCAGGATCAGGCCGCGCGTCGGAGCCGAGATGGTTTTCGGAAGAACCTGCTGCGCAACTTCCGCAGGCGCCCCAAAGCGCCGGAACTCGCGGTAATGCGGCAGGGATCGGCTCATGGCCCAGGCCCAACGAAAGTGGCACCGGCAGGCGTCGGACCCCAATAAGCAATGGTCGCGTCGGAAGAGATCGGATAGCGGCCAACGATGATCGGCGCCGGCTTGTCGTTGCCGGCTATCCGCGACAGCGCGTCCTCGTAGTTGGCAAGATCCTCAGCATAACTCGCGCCCTTGTTCGCCTTCCATTGCCAGATCATGCCGAGCTTGAGCAACCGCTCTGGCAGCACGAAGGTGTCGGCATCGTTCAAGAATTGCGTGCCGAAGCCGCCGCTGGTCAAAATCACACAAGTGTTGCGCAGGTAGTAGAATTTCGCCATCTCGGCCGGGACAACCGGCGGACCAGCACTTGATGCGGCGAGCATCGGACGAATGTGTATCTCGTTGTTGAAGATAGTCCATTCGCCAACCGGGATGGTGCGGCCCTGCAGCTCTCCACGCAACCAATCGTCCGCGTCAGGAACGAAAGTCATCGGCGCCGTTGTGTTGGTCGATCGCCACACCTGCGAAGTCAGCAGCATGCGATGATAGTCGGCTGGCAATGGGTGATTTATTTCCCCATTAAAGCCTATGGTGCAGAGCTGACGCAATGTCGTCCAGTCGCGCGTGTCGTAAGCAATGCGCTGTGCCATTTCATTGGCGAGCTGGACGAATTCCCAAGCAGTGCGGTCGACGTAGGGGGAGAGAAAAACGCTGCCGCTCGGTGGCCTGACGCCGACAACCGCGCAAACCTCCCTGACGACCGACTGAACCGTCATCTACCGATTTCCTGCGCCATGCGCGTCAAGGTCCGCATTGACGGATTGCCGACCGGACGCTTCCCGGTCTTCTCGATGATGAGTGCGCGCAGTTCGTCACGGCTCATGCCGATCAGCTCGGCGGCGACGTTTGGCCCGGGCGAAACCGTGCGCTCGTCTTCGCCTTCGCCGTCTTCTGGCTCCTCGTCTTCCGGCTCGCCGACAGGCTCGGGCGGGACCGGCGGACGCACCGGGTCTTTCGGAGGCGGTTCAAGAGAGCTGCTGGCCAGCTGCTTGTCTTCCTGCAGGACGCGGATCTGCGCCAGCAGGGCATCAATCTGGACCTGCTGCTTCATGATCATGGCGTCGTGCCCGGACGTGGCTAGGTAGTCGATGGCCTTGTTCTTCATGTCGCGGCCGCCGATACCCAGGTTCTTAAGCGGCTGGCCGTCGAGCTCGGCGAGCGCCTCGATGGTGTAGATATTCAGTGCGCGGAGCTCGGCCCGCTTCGCGTCCGTCAAAAAAGGAACATAATCGAGCGGTGTTCCTGATTTGGTCTGCTGCTTCTTGGCCAGGAACTGCTGGTATTGGCGCGGAAACCGCTCCGCGTAGGTCAAGTTCTGCTGTTCGCCGGTCTCCTCGTCGACTTCCCAGTGCGATCGCTCCTGGACGAGATGCACGGTGCTGTCCTTCGAGCCGGCAATGCGGATCTCGCACACATCGGTATCCTTGAAGATAGGCCTTCCAGCCGCGATGCTCGCGCGCTCGTCCTTGAAGGCCATCGTCTTGAAAAACGGCGTAATGCCTGCGGATCTGGTTCCGAGTGCCATGTAGTTCCTCCAAAAAAGCCGGGAGCCCCGAGGGCGAGGCTCCCGGTCGGCAAGACTGATTACGGGGTCGTATCAGTAAAGCGCCAGTTGAACATAGGATTAGTCATAGTAAGCTCGCCCATCCAACCAATAAACTGGGCAATCGCGTCTTTATCAATTGGCATCTGACCTTCACCCTTGAACAGTCTATCGAAGTTTCTGTTCGGGTTATACCTGATGCGCAAAGTATCCGTGTTGAGGCCGAACGTTGTGTCGTTCGGCATGTTGCTGCCGATGCCGCCGTCGAGCACGATTTCTGCGCGCTTGCCGCCGCCGATGTACTCCAGCGACGTGAAGCCGAGCTTGCCGAGACTGGTTTCGTTGTTGATGCGCTGGATTGCTACTGTAGCAGCGTCATACGCGGCGTAGTGTTCCGGGGACATGATCAGCAGATCGGCGTACTGCTTGCCGCGGCTCTGCTTGGTCATGACGTAGTTCAGCATCGGGCGGATCGAGGTCGATGTGACTGCCGTGCCAAGCGCCGCAGGAAGGCCGGGGAGCGTCGTGCCGGCGAGGGCCTGCGCGTCGTAGGTCGTCGTGCGCCAAATCGCGCTGTTGGCCTGCGTGCGGTCAATGCCGGCATACGTGCCGGTCGCCACCAGGATCGGGATGGCCGCCGCCAGGCCGGTCAGCTGCTTGCCGCCGAATGCCGTTCCGTTGCTGTAGATCGCGGCGTCCATGGTGTCTTCGAGCGAACGCTCCGCGGCGTCCATGTACGCTTCCAGGGTGTCGATGATCTGCGCGTCGCCCTCGTTGTTGAGGATTTCCTGCATCGACAGGATCACCGGCACGACGACCATCTTCGGAGAATAGAAGACGTCGTTGAACAAATCCAACGCTGGGTTGAGCAACTGATCGTATCCAGAATACCACTGAGCGTCTTGCTTATTGATCTGCAAGGTTTGGCGAATGCGCGGACCAGAATAAGTGCGCCACAAACCTTTGCGCCTCAACACGGCAAGCATCGCGTTGTTGTTGGATACGAGATCCTCGTAGCTCGAAGACCTGTCTTCCAAGGCCATCGAGAGAACTTGATGATAGTGAACGTCAGCCTGAAGGTTAGCGAGAACGGCCATGGCCTAAACCCCTGATCTGACCCTGCGAAGGGCGGTTGATAGGGCCTCGCGATTGGATCCTGATTTTTTCGGTGTCCGATACGAGGCGGCGGCGCCATTTGTCGGGGCGCCTGAAATTGAGCGATCGATCTCGTCTCGGGTCTGAGCCGACGTGTTGCGGGTCTGAGCCGCCTGTGTTGACCCGTTGCCGGGTCGGAGCTTCATCGCGCGTTCATACGCTACATGCAGCGGATAACCGTGATCCAGCTCCTGCTTGATGAGATCGCTCCTCTCATCAAAACCAGGATGGCTGTCCGCAAACTGATCGATCATTGATCGGGATTGCGAGAAGCGCTGCTGATATTGCATCTGTTGAAAGTGAGTTGCAAGCCGCTGCTGCTCCTGCTGGATCTGTTGGAGCTGGGCGTGCTGCGCCTGGGCATAATTGCCCTGCTGCGTCAGCCGACGCTGCTCCGGCGACTGCTGCAGGTATGCGGCTGCCACATCGTGAGCCGTGACCCGGCGACCGTCCGGGTGCTGCATGCCGAGATTGTGGATGATCAGCTCCAGGCCGCCGAACAGGTCGCCGCGCAGCTTGCGCTCCATGCCGGTGTAATTGTCGAGGACTGTGCGCAGGTTGGTGCCGTCCTGGCGCGCCTGATGGTAGTAGTCCCCCACCTCCTGGAAGGCTTCGGCCACTTGGCGATATTGCTGAATGCCCTGCTCGTATTGCCGCATCACCAAATCTGTGGCGCCGCGGACGCTCTCGGGAACGCCAGCCCAGTCCGCCTTGGCGGCGTCGGAAAAGCGCGGCGGCGGGTCCCGGTACGGCGCAGTTTCGGCCAGGGGGGCGTAGCGCTGGGCTGGCTGCTCCCCTGGCCGGCCGGCCTCAGTCGCGGGAGGCGCTTCGGCCGACTTCGCGGACACAAAGCGTCCGCGATCCCTGGGTCTCTCGGTTTTTTCCTGATCGGCTTTTCCCCGATCTTCACCGGCAGTTTTCCCCCGCTCTTTAGCGTCCGTCGCGGCCTTGGTTTCGGCCGTGGCCTTGGCCTTCTCGAAGGCCTTCTCGACAGCCTGACGGCGTCCAAGCGCACGCTCGGCAGCAATCTGGTCCGGCGACTTGTCCGGGGTCTGCTTGCCAACTTCTCCAACGCCACCTGCAGAACCCTGCTCAGGTATCGTCACTTCGGTCTGCGCCTGCGGAGCCGGCGCGTCGGGAACCGTCACTGTTGAAGTGTCGCTCATAGTGTCCTGCCCTTACCTTCTCGATCGCGGTCTTGAGTGCCTTCTTCCGGTTGCGCCGGAATTCCGGATCAAGACTGGACCGCGTCTTCGGTTTGATCTTCTCGTTGCCGACTTCGGTCAATCCATGCGCGCGCGTCACGGCACGGAATGCCGCCTTGCTCTCGTAGAACCTGCCGTCGACGTGCTCGGCCGCCGGCATCGCGTCGCTGATCACGTAGGGCAGCGGCAGCGCAGAGCGCGCGACCGGCGTTTGCTCGCGCACAAAGCGCCAGCGGTTGGGTGCTATTTCGACCAGTCGAGTGCCCATTCCGTCACATGCCTCGTTGCACACACCAGACCGATCATCGAGAGCGTGGCTATGCCCACGATGCCAATCCACGCAAAGATATCGACCAATAACGTCATATCGGCCCGCTCATCCCTGATCCGTGATCACCTCGACCGAGAACACCGCGGCCGCAGCGGTTCCGCTCGTAACGACGCGATAGTTCCCCGGCACCCACAGCGCCTCGGTCTGACCCGGCAGCGTGTCAGCCGCAGCCACTGCAGTGCTTGACCAACTGCTGACCGGATAGGTGTTGGCCGTCGCGTCGAACGTGCGCGTGCCGGTCTTGTTGAGGTCGATGATCGGATGCCACGTTGTGTTGGAAAAGTCCGACATCTTGATAAGAATGTTGCTGGCTTGAAGATCGATGGATACCGAAGCCGCAGCAGCCGAAGGCGTCGTTACGATCACGACGATTTTCTTCACCCTGCCCCACACCTGCCAATACTCGCTGGCGCCAATCAATCCGCTGTAGGTACGCTTGCTGTAGGAGTAGAGCGGCAGGCCCGCCGCCCCGGCGTTCGACAGGTCAACCACCTCGGGACAGCCGGTCACGCTGGTGAACGTGCAGATCGGCGCCGGATGCACGATCAGGCGCAATCCAAAGGACGGATTGTAAGACCGCGTCGGCCAACCCCCGCTGGCGGTAGTCGTGACGTACACATTGGTCGAGTCGTAGGTCACGTTGGTGATAGAGAACGACCCAATTGTCCCGACATTGACATCGTAGAAAAACATCTTCGCGCCAATGACCGGCCACTGCTCGATCCAGCCATAAGCTTTATAACTCAGCGGGATCGTAATCACCCCGCCCGACTTGGTGAACTCAGTGTTGACGCCAACACTGGAACTGGTCCCGCCAATGATCACATGGCCGCTCTCATGCGTCGTCACAGCGCCGAAATTCTTCACCTGACTGCTGGTCACGACCAACTCGTTGCAATACCCGTAAGTCGCGCTTGGCGTCAGTATGCCTATGCCGGATATCGTTCCGACCGTGCTGCCATTGCGGATCGTGCATTTGTATGGCGTACCCGTGATGGAATACCTGATATCGGTATCGTCCGCGATAAACGCCGTTACGCTCGCACTCTGGAATGAAAGCCCGCCCCAGTCGCATCCGTTCATCGTGAATGCCGTAATGAGTTTGTCGACCTCCATGGTGCAGAGAATGCCGAGACATGTATTGAGCGTCACTGCCTTACACATCGTAACGTGCGGCCCCCAGATGCTCTCGAAAGTACAACCATTCAATGTCAGGTTAAGACCCGTCATCCCCATCTGTGGATGGTGCGCAATGGTCAGGTTGTTGAGGACAGCAGTGTGATCAAACTTGGCATCAAACGCGTAAAGCGTCGCTGGACCTCCTGACGTATACTGCCCATTCTCGGGAGGGGGCGTCGTCCCCGTCTCGTCTAAATACAACGGCCACGTCGAGAAATACGAATTCACCAACGGGCTCAAGAAAGTAATCTTGCCATACGTAGGACTGAGCGTATCGCTGTCGATCGCCGTGATGAAGACGTACTCGAACCGTTGGTGATTGCTCGGGTAGCCGCCGTATTGCAACCCAAACCCGGTCATCAGCGCGTATTGCCCAATCGTGAACCGCGACACGTAGGCAGGCGTCGAGAGCGTAACCGAAGTCGCCCCCGCAGACACATTCGCCGTATAGGCGGAATGCCCATAGAATTGACTCTGACCGAATGATCCCAATGCAAACGCACCGCCGCAGATCGTGGCTCCTGTCGCATTAACTGTGATATTCTTGATGCCATTGAACAGCGGACCAAAGTTGCCGCTGGCAATGAGATAGTTCCCAGCCGGAATCGTCAGCGTGACAGCCTGACCCTGATACGCCAATCGGAACGTCTCGAACGGGCCATTGACGCCACCATCCGCAAGTGACTTGCCGTTGTTGGTACCCCACGCCACGATCACGTTCGGCTCGGACGATAACGGCCAACTGGCGTTGTTAGCCAAGGTAACCGACGTAGAACTGTTGAACGCGGTGATTGTCGATATCAGCACACTGCCGCCGCCCGGCTCGGCGCTGTGGCTCCCGGCAAAGCCCACCACAATCGTCTTGCCGACATCGCCCGATGACCAGATCGGGGTTGCGGACGTGAGTACATTCGTCGTGATGCTCAGCGTCGTCCGCGCCCACTGAGCATCACCAACGGCGCCGTAGTCCGTGACGATGTTTTTTGTAGCCCCCAATGCGCCTCCCCCGCCCCAATTGGAGAAGCCGGCGGGCGGCGTGTAGGCGTATGACGTAGCGCCAAAGTTCGTCGTGCTGATCTGCTGTACGCCAGCCGAATAAACAAGATGCTGCATCAGCGGAAAAAATGTCGTGCCGTTCGTCAATGCGTTGATGGTCACTCCGCCGACATTGGTGGCCGGATTTGCCGTGCCGCTATTGTTCCAGTTTCCAACCGTGGCACCAATGCAAGTGCGATACCAAAATTTGCGATTGTCCAAATCTATCGCCATGCAAACCGTGTTGCCTTCAACGAAGGTCTGAAAGGGTCCAGCGATTGCTGGAGATTGAGTAAAATCAAAAACATTCCCATCACCCGTCACACCAATCGAATGGCCTGTTCCACCTCCATTGATCCCATCGAGAAACGTACGGGACGCCGCGACAATGCCAACACCCATGAAAGTGTTGAAACCATTATCTTCGATAATGGCGTGTTCGCTGTAGTATTTCCCTGTCGAGGCGCTTGCTGTTGCACGCGCTCCATCATACGCGAAAGCCCCGGTGTTAGATGTAACCGTCAGATTGCCACCCGACAGCGTAACCGTAGATCCCTTGTCGCTCGGGTTCCACGTCGCACTGGCGCTTTCGACAACGTCGAGCACGACGATGGTGAACGTCTTGTTCACCGCTGCCGGCGTGATGCCCGACACACTCACCGTGATATTGAACGTCGGTGTCGTTTCGTAGTCGATCGCGCCCAGCACATTCAAATTGCTGCCGCTGATCGCGACCTTGCCGCTCGCGCTGTCGACCAACGTATAGACCGGCGAGCCGGTGAAGCTGTTGGCGATCGACAGCACGCCGATATTGGTGCCGGCCGTCGCGTTTTCGTTCACCGACGTGCCAGTCAGCTGAATAACCGGCTCGACCACGTCACCAACGCTGATGATGAACGTCGCGTTCGCCACCGTTGGGGTGACGCCCGAGACGCTCACAATCACGGTGTGGCTGGTGGCGGTCTCGTAGTCGAGCAGCGCATTGGTGCGCAGCGACGTGCCGGAGATGTTGAACTTACCGCCCGCGCTGTCGACCAGCGCAAACACCGGCGAGCCAGTCGTGCCGGGCGAGACCGACAACGTGCCGACCACGGTGTTAACCGCGGCCGTCTCCAGCACTGACGCCGCCGACAGCTGGATCGTCGGCCCGAAGCTGACACCAATGACAGCCAAGCCGCTGCCATTGGTGGATTGCGTCACCGGCACGCCGTAGCCGTTGGTCGAGATGGTACACGGCAGACCGTAGCCGTTGGTCGACACGATGACGGGCAGCCCGCCCGCCGGTACCACCACAACCGACAAGCCCATGGTTCAGGTCCCGTAGCTGGGGTGGCTCAGGTTCGGCGTCTCGCTGTAGGCCGGCGTGACCACGCCACGCTGTGACAGGCGACCGTGCGCGGCGTCGACCTTCGACGTCAGCCCGGAGAACTCTGCCTTGCCGGCGAGCTCGGCAGCGCGTGCCGTGGCAGCACCCGTGTCGATCCGTACCGTGTCCGGCTTGACAACCGGACCTTGCACCGCACCGTTCAGCGGGTCCGAGAACAGGATGATGTTCGCAGCCGCAACGTCAGGCGCCGGCGCCTGGGCTGGCGTAAGCCCGGTCTGCGTCGGCGGCGTGCCCTGGTAAACCACAGGCACGTTGGTCGGCGGCGTCGGATTGGCGGACGTCACGGTCGTGGCGCGTGACAGCGCGGCGCCAGGAACGGCCTGGGGCTCGATGACGAGGTCCTGCTCGCTCTTGACCGGATTGCCTTCCTCGTCAGTCCACTCGCCCTCTTCGCCCTCCTCGTAGATCTCGTCGTCGTCGTTGGACTTCGTCTTGGACTTCAACCGCTGCTGCTTCTTGACCATATCGGCCTCCTGGTTAGAGCTTCCTTCGAACACTGAAGTTGTCGAGCTTCACGACCTTGGTGGAGCAGAACAGCCCGACAATCTGCGAGGCGGCAGCCGTCGTGATCGTGCCCGTGAACGTCCCGGGCACGTTGGAACCAGCCACGACGGCCGTCGTCCCGCCAACGCCGACAGTGATCGGCGTCACGCCGGCATGCTGTACGACGTCGAACGCGTACAGGTAGTCGCCCGCGGTGATGGTCTGTGCCGCGGTCTGGGTGGCCTGCGCGGCGCCCGTGCCGTCGAAGTTGAGCGTGCCCGTGCCGATCGTGGCGCCGCCGGACATTGTCCAGTTGGACGCAGCCGCAAAGGCCCCGTTCGTTACCAGCTGCGGACCGCCCAGATTGGTGCCGCTCGGGTGGCTGGTGTTTGGCGTCTCGCTGTAGGCGGTGCCCGTGCTGTGTCCCGTCACGCGCCCGGTCGGGGCTGACGTGCTGATCTCGGTCCCCTCCGCCTCCGCCAGACCAGACAGTTCCGGCGCAGTGGCGCCATTGAGCGGATCGGCGCAGATCCAGGCATTGAGCGCGTCCGGGGTCGAGTTTTGCGTCGTGCCGGCAAGGGATGCCGGGGTCGGCGGCGTGCCCTGGTAGAGCGCCACGACGTTCGTCGGCGGCGACGGATTGGCCAGCGTCACCGTCATGGCGCGATCGATGTTGGTGGTCGGTGTAGCCATCACTGTGCCTCGTATTTGCCAGGGTCTACCAGAGAACCGATGCCGCCGGCAGTGCCTGCCACCGCAAGCCGCGCGGATCAGCCATAGTCGTCGTACCTCGTCGGATCGACCAACGACCCCATCTCGGCAACGGTCGGTCCGCCCATCAGGCGATCGTCCAGCGGCAGGCCCGGCCCCGTCATCGGGCGCGGTCGCGGCTGCGGAATGCCGCCCGGAAAGCGCGGCGGTTCGGGAGCTCCAGGTGGCGCTTGCGCCACCGGTTGATGCGAGGTGAGGTCAGCAGCCGCCGCCGGTGGCGGGCCGGCTACCCGAGCAGCCAAGCTATCGCGGCCGCCAAGAAAAGCCGGGTTGGCGTCAGCTCCTGGCTGCACTGGCGCCTGAGGCTGTGCTGCCGCCTGGCGCTGCTTCATGGCGATGAAGGCTGCGCCCAGATCGCCCAAGCTGTTCAACCCGCCACGCATGCCGCGCGCATTGCTGCCCCGGCCGGCTGGATCGGCCAGGTAAGCCTGCCGGTAATACCGCTGCTCCGGGGTTTCACGTGAAACAGCCGGCTGCGCCGACGCGGGAGTGGCTTGACCGTTCGGCGCAGCCGCCGCCTGCGGTGCAGCGTCATCGGCACCGAAGAAGTTGCGCGCGTGCATCGCCCGCTCCGGCCCGCTGTCGTCACCGTAGCGGATCACCGGCTTGAGCGCGGCCGACGCCTCGTCGACCGTCCGCGCAGCCATGAACGGCGCGGCGTTCTTGCGCTCCGTTGTCGCCATCTCGTGCGCAATGAAGTCAGCCTGCGTGCCCGGATCGGTCCAGGCTGTTCCCTTGGCGGCGGCAAACTGCTGCAGCTGCTCAAACCGCTGCCCGCGCCACTGCATCAGGCCATAGGCGCCTTCATCCTTGTTGACATTGTTGGAGGCAAGCCCGCTCTCGCGCTGCAAATTGCCCAGAACGGCAGCGGCCTGCGCGCGCGACATGCCGCTGGCCATCAGCCGCTGCATCAGGAACTTCGGGTCCGCCGCCATCGGCGTGCCGCCGTAGTAGGGCATGTTAGTCGTCCTTGTTCAGGGCGTGCTCCATGGCTTCATCCAACTCAAAATCATCCCAATACTTCGCCACATCCTGTTTGGTCGGCTCGCGACCGTGCGCATCCTTGAACCAGTCGCGAAATTCCTCATGCCGGCCAGCTTCGGCCTGTTCCATCTGCCACTGCTTGACGAGCCCCATCAGCGTGCTCCCATCGGGTTGAACACAAACAGGATCACAGCACACACCACGGCCAGCGCAATCAACGAGTAGATGATGGTGTGGTCAACTCTCACGACTGTTCGTCCTTGCGTTCCAGCGCGAGACGCTCGCGAAAGCCGCGATTGGCCGCCTCCAACTCCTCAATCCGCTTCGCCGCAGCGCGCAGCAACCGCTCCGTGACCTTGTCGTAGCCACACGAGCACGTATAAACCCGCCCACCACATCCCTGCCGGTGCTCGTCCGTCGCATGATCGCGCAGTTCCTGCGGCTTGATCATTGCCCCTCACCCCACCGACACAAAAGTAATCGGCAGTGTCGTAAGCCGGTCTCGCGCCGGTTCTGGTATCGGATCCATGCTGTACAACTCAATCGCCGGCCCGGTCGGCATGTCGGCAAATATCCTGCCAGTAGCGTCAAAGTAAATCCGCACGATGTAGTCCGCGTTGATCAAATCGCCGGCCGCCCCGCGCAAAAACCGCTTCGCGACAAACGCACCCGTCGTCATGGCGCTCCCCGCGGGTTGACCGGCTGACGCATCTTCTGGTCGAACTGCTGCGCCTTCATGTTGCGGTTCATCGCGTTGTCCTGCGCCTTCTGCGCCATCTGCTCGCGCGACATGGCGTTCTTCTCGGCCATGCCCTGGGCCTGGATCCTCTGCTTCTGCGCGTCCATGCCGATCTTCATCTGCGCGTTCTGCTGGTCGATCGCGCCCTTCTGTTGGTCACGCTGCATCTGCGCGTTGATCTGCATGATCTTGGCTTGGCGCTCCTTTTCGTTGCCTTCATACTCCAGCTGCGCGACCTGCTGCTCGTTCTGGATCTTCTGCGTTTCCAACTGACCCTTCATCTGCAGTTCCGCGATCTTGAGCTGGCGCTCCTTGTCGTTCTCCTGCGTCTGCCACTGCATCTTCTCGCGCTCGATCTGCGCCTTGGCCGCGGCGTCCTGCTTCATGCCCTTGGTCTTCGGATCCTCCTGGCCCTGCCCGCCCTGACCGGCGAGCGTTTCCATCTGCTGCACCGCGTCGTCAATCGCGTTGTCGAGCTCACGCCCGACCCGATACGGCGCGACCGAGAACTTCAGCAGCTTGCCGGCGAACGGCGCCATCGCAGGCTGCGCCGCCACCATGGCGCCCAGCTGCGGCAAGAGTCCGCCAAGCATCTGCATGAATTCGACGCGCCCCTGCTTTTCCTTCTGCTCGTCGAACTGGATCGTGCTGTCCGTCTCAATATCGAGCACGAAGGCGCGATCGCGGTTGCTGCGCAGGAATGCCATGACGTCTTCGTAGGTCGGCTTTTGCGCGAACGCCTGCAGCTGCTGCTGCGCCTGCTGCAGAGCGGCCTGGATCTCGGCAGTGGGGTCGCCGCCTCCTGGCGATGGCTGGGGGGCGGCGCCAGGAGGCGGGCCTCCTTGCGGCGGACCCATACCTGGCGGTCCACCTTGGGGACCTTGCGGCGCCTGCAGTTGCTGCATGCGCTGTTGCGCTTGCTGCGCCTGCTGGGCGAACTGCTGCTGCATCTGCATCAGCTGCATCTGATGCTCGGCCTTGCGCGGGAGCTGCGTCTGGCTCATTGCCATGATGGTCTGATCGTCGAATTTTTCCGTGATGATCTCGGTCGTGATCTGCACGCACTCCTTTGACAAGCGCGCCATCTCGGCCTGCTTGTCCTTGATGCGGACCGAGCCCGACTGCATCTTGAGCTGCTGCGCGCCGAGCGTCTCATTCGGATCGGTCGCGCCGCGCATGATGTCGGACAAGCCCATCACCTGGTAGATGTCCTCGATGATCTGCTTGCGCAGCGTGACCAACACGTTGATCGTGTTCGCGATCATGTCGATCGGCAACCAGACGATAACCTCTTTCGATCCACCGAACGCCGCCCAATCGGTGATCGGCACCATCACGCGCGCATCGGAATTGATCTTGAGCGCAGCCTCGATCGCGTCGGACAAACTATTGCCGCCGGCCGGGTAGAAGCCCTTCACCCGCACCGCGTCGGACAGCGCATGAATGCGCCCGGTGAGCTGGTTGAGCTCCTCGAGTTGGTCGCGGTAGTAGAGAATGTCGGGCACCGGAACGAGACTGCCGGGCTGCGTCGTGCCGAACGCCGGCCGCGGACAGGGAAAGTAACCCTGCAGGTCGAGATGCGGTGGCGCGTCATCGAGCAAAACATCAACGCCTTCCGTAACCCATACGACCCTGCCGAGCCCACGATGCCAGATCTCCCATACCTTGGCGCGCTCGCGCTCGTCCGCACCACCAATGTCGCGCGCGTCACGATCGATCTTGTACTCGGCATCGTCGTAGGCGTCGGCGGAGAACTTGGAAAAGCGCTTCTTTGCCTCCTCACGCGTCAAGTAACTCGCCGCCGCAACCCACTGCACCTCGTACCAGCAACGCGCCGGGTCGTGCAGGAAGTCGTGACGGTTCTTGTGCTCGATACAAACCTTTTCCGGCTTGCCGTTCTTGGCGCGCTCGTGACGAACCCACAGCACTCCGCGGCCATGCAGCACTAAGTCATCGCGCACCAGCAACAGCGCGTCATTGATGTAAGCGAGGTCGAAGGCAACCGTGGCGCAGCGCTCGGCAATTTCGCTCGCGGTCTGGTAGATCGGTCTCCTGTCCTTAAACTTTGGCACAACCACAGGAACAGGCGGGCGCGCGTAGACGCTCGGGCCCAACACTTGCAGGTTGGACCAGAACATCTGAAACTCTTTTTGCCTAGTCTCGGAAGCAAGCCGGTCTAGGCTGGCGTACTGCTTGTCGATGTTGTCGCAACGATTTTGCCAAGTCTCGAAAACGTTCTCGGCCTCGGTCAACATATCAAACCAAACTTGCGCATTCTTCGGCTCGGTGAAGACGTTGACTTCATCGTTTCCGAGCGGATTGGAATTGGCAACCTTGGCAGGCGGTGTAACGGCCATCAGAAAGGTTCCCTGACATCAACGATAAAACGCTTAAGGATCGTTCCGGCCGGCCTTCGAACCCCCATGATCGACGCCATCGAAACCGGATAGTAAGGCACGTAAGGCGGCGGTATGTAGGGCGTTACACCAACACGCAAATCTACATCCCGGCCAGTAACAGTGACCGCACCAGTCGCGGCCGCAAGCGTGCGGCCCTTCTTGGTCAGCGTTACCGGAATTCCGGCAAGCGCGACAACACCCGTTGTGACGGTTAGCTTACGCGCTACCCGGAGCGTTGTGAATTGGCCTGTTACAACAATGGCGCCACGCGTTGCAGCCAGACCGCGGCCAACACGCAAATTCACCGTCTGACCAGTAAGCGCGATCGTTCCCTTCGCCACCGTCTCCCGACGAGCGACACGAAGTCCGACCAGCTGGCCAGCAAGCACAATCGCGCCAGCCAAAGCCGTCAGCCTGCCTGGAGCTCCTTGGTTCAACGTGACCGGAATACCGGTCAGCGTGACCACACCGGTCGTCACAACTGCCTTATGGGCGACCCGCAACGTTACTGAATTACCGGCCAGAACAACGGCACCGCTTGAAGCCGCCAAGCCACGCCCAACACGCAAGCTGACCGGCTGGCCTGCCAGCACGACTGCGCCAGTCGTTGCGACCGCCTTGTGCGCAAGGCGCAACGTCGGAGCCTGGCCGGCCAATGTGACTACGCCGGTCGTCGCAACCGCTTTGTGGGCAAGGCGCAACGTCGGAGCTTGTCCAGCCACCACAACCGCGCCGCTGGCGGCAACCAGCCTGTGATCGACCCTCAAGTTGGCGGCATTGCCGGCAAGAGTGACTGCCCCAGTCGAGGCAACGGCCTTGCGCGCAACGCGCAGGTTCACGGCCTGGCCGGCCATAACGATATTGCCGACAGTCGCCGTCAAAACGCGCGACGCCGTCGCGACAGTCAATGTCGCGGGATTTCCAGTGAGGGTAACGGCACCGGTCGTCGTCGTCGCCTGGCGCGCAACACGCAATTGCGTCGCCTGCCCCGCCAGCACAATAGCGCCAGTGGCGGCAGTAAGCTTGTAGCCCCTACTCAGATTGGCGGCGTTGCCGGTGAGCGTTATCGCGCCGACATCAACCTTGAAATCGCGCGCGTAGACCAGCTTGTTAGCAACGCCAGCGAGGGCGACACTGCCGACAGTCGCTGTCAGCGTATAGCCGGTCGTGAGCGAACGAACCGTGTATTCGTTGTATTTCAGCGTGCCGTTGTCGTTGACGATGTAGGGAATAACTACATTGTTGCCGCGCTGATAGATGGTGGCATCTTTCGAAAGATTTCCTTCCGCGCTGGCAACAGTGCCGACGAAGATAGCCCCTGTTTCTGCTTGCCAAGTCGCTCCGTGATCGATTGTCTTTCTAAACCAGAGATCGCCATCGGCCTTGACGTAAAGCGCAATGACATCAGTGCCGTCCACGAACGGACGAGCTGGATCCAATGAATTGGCCAGGGCAACGCCGGTCGTCGTTACCGTCGTGCCGCTGTCCCATGCAACCGAACCACCGCCGCTAACAACAATAAACCGCGTCACCGCGCCGTTGAGATAACTAACGCCCTGATACGTTGTCGCCTGAGTGATGTTTGCCGCTGTGCCGAGCACATTCCCACTCGACAATAGCCGCTGACTACCAACGGCCCCCCCAAGACTCCTCCAGATGAACTGGACCGCGTCCGACGCGCCGAGAACGGCTTCTGGGGATACGTAATCAGACGCCGCCACCGCATCGACCTCGACCGCAGCGCTCCACGTATTGACCGCAGTGCGCCGCGAGTAATAAACGCGCGCGTAGAACGTGCCCGATGTCTTGGTCTGCAAGCCGTTAAAGAACGCAACCACTTCGCCGGTTGAACGAACGACAATCGAACTACCCCAACCCGCTGCCGCCTGACCTGTTGCGGTTTGGGTCGTATAGGCGACTTCCGCCGTACCAAACAAGTCCGTTGCTGCGTCAAAGGAAATATATCTCTGACCAAGTGTTGACGCTGTGTTTCCTTCGCTGATCAGAAGGTGGATAACATTTCCTGCTTGATAAGCACTTAAGGTCTGTACTGAATTAGTCCCCAAACTGAATGTCGCGACACTCGCCCACGATACGGTCGGATCAGTCGATTTGTAGGCTCGCAGTGTCTGTGGAGAAGCGCTGTCGCGGCCGAAGAAATAGTAGGTGTAGGTTGTTACTAGCGAAGCGGCGTAATTGATCGTGCAAGTACAATCGGTACTTGAGTTAGTCCACGTCCCCGTCCCTTCTCGAACAATGTTACCGTCAGCATAAGGATTGATGAACGATTGCGTTGAAAGCTGGTAATAGTTTGTCGAGTTGTTAGCCGTGCTGCGACTGATGACAAAGGCATACTTCGTCGCTGCCGTCAGTGTGGGAAGCGTAAGAAATTTAAAATTGTATGAGAGATATGAAGTCGTGAGCGTGGAGCCGCTTATTACCGTCGAGGTAGCAAGCGAAGCGCCGATTGGCAAGCCAGAGCCGTCAACGGCGTAGATGTTGAGAACCAGATTGTCTGTTGGAGCGGCAACTTTTCTCAGAGTTACGGAGATAGACGAAATTATTGTGTTACTGCCGCCAATCGTAAACGACTGACCGCACCTGAAATCAGACGTAGTTCCGCAAGGAATGAAGCCGCTGTTATCCGTAGTAATCGTTATATAGGCGGCATCGACCGCTGTGGTTATCGATACTGCGAACGGCCCGACCGGCGCGACCGCCGTCGATATGCCAGTGATGGTGACGGGAAGCGCCATCAACGCACCATAAGCAGTTCACGCCCGCGCTTGAATATGCCCGCGTCAACCTCGCCGCGCTTCACCGCAAGCCGCCGCCCAGCCCGGTCGCTCTGCATGAACATCCTGCGGCAGTCATACATCCGGCACTCGTACGGCGCACGATCGTGAATCGTGCAGCCGTGCTCACCCAAATAAAAACAATCCCCGTTCGGTAGCCGATCGAGAATCAGGTACGGCACCTTGCCTGGCGTGTGACATACAGCAGTGCGATAGGCCGCCGGATCGTCGCCCTGATCAACCCGGATCGGCGTCATCATCCTGCAACAAAGAGAACATTTTCCGCACGGAACGATTGCGCGTTCCATGTCAAGTCACCGTGAGAACACCGTTAGCCGCGTCAAAGTCGACGGTAAATGTCTCCGTGTCGCCAAGCGTGACACTCGACAGATAATCGTAGTAGCCAACCGATTTGTTGGTCGCACTGCTGTTGTAGAGGATCGCATACCTAAACGGCCCAATACCGCCGGCCGTCGCGGTAAACACCGTATCCACTAGGATCAGCTTGAACACACCGGCCGTGGTCGTGCCGCTCGTCGTCGTAATGGTGTTACCACCAGCCGTGTAGCCGTTCGCCGCAGCGGGCGCGGGTGCAACCGTGGTGTTCCACACCGTATCGGTCGCCTGCGTCGGCGCCGTGTTGGTCAACGCAACCTTGAACACCGCAGTCGCCAGGTTGTGGCCGGCTTTGCTTAGTTCATCGATGAACGAGTAGTATTTGTTGAATGCGTTGGCCATCGGTCTCCCCTCTATGCGTGCCCGTGAATGTCGCTGTCGTCGTCCGGATTGAGCTCCTGCGGACCATGCGCATTGGCCATGTCGACCAAATGCTCGCCGATCAGGCGGATCCTGCCCGGCTCGGTAATACCCGTGATGGTGTTGAGCGTGACGTGCTCGCCGCCCTCGTCCGGCCGCACCAGGATCAGCATGAATTCAGGGACAGAACCCTGAAAGCGCGTCGTCAATACATGATTGATGCCGTTGGCCAACGCCTTGAGATCGTCGTGGGTTTGCTTGCTGCTCACAGCCGCATGCCTCCGTAGCGTCGCACGATCGGCTCATCAGGTAGAGGCGGGATGACCCAGCCGGTGTGCTTCGGCTCAGGCGGTTGTATCACCGGAAGCGACTTCCACGCCAGCGACAAGTAGCGGAAAGCATCCGCGTAGTGCGAGGTCCAGTCGTGCTCGGCGTCCTTGCCGAAGGCGCGCAACTCGTCGTCCCACTTGCGGTGATAGAGCTCCAGCGCCGTGATCAGCACTTCCTCGACGCGCGGGTGGAAGACGCACAGCGCCAGCGTCCTGCGCGCGGCCTCGATGCCGTCGAGCTTGCTCGCGTCGCGCACCAGCATGGGATTGAGGCCATGCCGCTGCATGCTCTCGACGCGCGTGCGGCCGATGCCCCATTCCTTGACCTTGGCGTCGTGCGGGACGAAGTCGGTGCCGTCGATCCACCCGTGCTGCTTGCGCCGGCCCTCGACGACCTCGGCGTAGTGCTCCAGGCCGACATTGCTGGCGCCGTACACGTCCAGGATGAAACACTGCCCACCTACCATCTGGAACCAAATCACGGCAGTGTCATCGCGCACACCAATGTCCCAAGCGCGATGCACCGGGCGGGCGTAGTCCGGCACGATCTCGGTGATGCGCTGCTCCTTGCGCACGTCGAGCATTTCAAGCGCAAAGAAGGAACCAAGCACGCTCGAATTAAAGTCGACCATGTATTCGCTTTGAAATTGGCTGGTGCCAACGTCGCGTCCGAATAACGCAATATATTCCTTCAGTGACGCTTCGAGCTGCTCGGCGGATAATGCGTGCGTGTTGAACGCAGTGAGTTTCTCGGCAAACCAGCCGGGAGTTTTAAGCGCCATGTCAAACATAGTCTTGGCGTGATTGCGACCGCGCGGCGTCGTGATGAACGCAGCCCAGCCGTTATTCTCTTCGAGTATTGGCCGGTGATAGGCCCACGCCGCGGGATGCGCTAGCGCCCATTCGCTGTAGCAAATGCCCACAGCGCTCGCGCCCATCTGCGCGTTGTAATTGTCCGAGCCGATCAGCTGCCAGGTTGATTGATTGTGAAAGCGGATCAGCATCTGACCTTCATTCGTGCTCTCGCGCATAAACTGCGGGAAGGCTTCGTCAATGCGCCGTATGCCAGTGTGTGGATTGATCGCATTCCACAGGGCCTTGCGGCATTGCTCGTAGGACGGCATGCAGTGCCACAGGTTGCCGACCCTGGTCGTGGCAGCGCACGCTGCCCGGTGCAGCATCACGTCGTCCTTACCGGCCCGGCGGTGCCAGATGGCAATGGCGCGCTTACCGCCGCCGCTGAGGTAATGATAGAGGTTCTTTTGATATTCGCGCGGCTGCCAGTTATTCGGCAACCTCATCTTTGCCGTTGCCATTAGCGTGCCCGTTCGCCTTATGCTCGATCAGCTTCGCGTCTTCGCCTGGTGTGTCGAAACGCTGAATGACTTCGATGACAATACGGCCATCGCCCTTGGCCTCGACCTCGATCGGGATAATGCGCGAGAGGCCGGACAGGAAGGCGACGGGATGCTCCCGCGCCCGCTCGACCAGGTAATTGACCAGACCATCGTCGCCCCCTCCGCCGGCAATCTTGGCGGCCATGAGGTAGGCGTCCTTGAGGATCAGCGTGGGCGCAGTCGGGCCAGGCGGCCGGCCACTAGGGTTTGGGCTCGCGCCGCCCGCCTTCCAGGCCGGATTGCCCTTCGTCATGTTCCATAATGTTCTGAACAAAGTTAGAACGCGTTCTAAGCGTCACTGAGCGCGTTGTCCAGTACGGGGCTAGTCAGACACCGATCCGCCCTCAAAATCGCTGGGCGACGCCACCGTGCGTGAATACGGTCTATATGGTGCGAAGCGGGGGCCTTCCCCCGGCGTCTCGCGAACCGTCAGTTTTGCGGCTGCGCCCACCGTAGACGTCAACGAGCGATGCTCACTTCCAGCATGACGCATACTCACCAGCGCCCCCTGGCTGACCCCTTCGGCCTGCAATACCCGCGCACCATCCAGCAGCGGCTGGTCAGTCCGCCCGCAGATCAGGCGGCCATCGCACTCCACCCGGAAAACACCACGGCCCAATGGATAGATCACCAGATCGATCATGCCGCCACCTCGACGTCCTTGCGGACCGCGACGCGGACCGAGGGCTTCACTTGGGTGAAGATGGTGTGAGCGGTGCGGAACTGGACCGAGGTGTGCGCCAGCAGCAGCTCTTCGATTTTGTCCTTCATGACCTTGTCGTGGCCTTCGCGCACGGAAGGTTCGGTGACCGTGATGGCATAGACGTCGCCCTGGTACTTGCCGGGGCCGACCTCGACCATGACGGCCTTGAGGGCCTTCATTTCGTTCTCGATCTGCGCCAGCTGGGTGTTGAGGACGCCGAGGCGGTCGATCGTGGAAGTCAGGTTGGTTGTGGTCATTTGCGTGTGCTCCGTTGTGTGTGATCTATACATAAAGGGCTGCCCTTAACCTGTCAAGGGCTGCCCATAACTTTTTTCAAATTATTTCATCTTTTTGTTCGACGGGAAGAACCACACAATGCACAGCAGGGTGAAACCGAACACGGCCGCCATCTGTGCGGCGGCGAGCCAGCCCCGGGCGAGCCACGTGTAGGCGGTAAAGCCGATGAACCCCAACATCATCACCACGTCAAGCACGCGGATATCGATCAGGCCGCCCCGGTAGTAGAGCGTGGTGTTGAGCCAGTCGCCAATGCGATCGTTGACGTCGCGCAGGCCCATAGGTAGCGCCCCAATAAAAAGGCGGGTGTGGTTGAAAGGGTAAGCCCACACCCGCCCGTCACGCAACGCCAAGAAAATCCGACTAACGCGGCGTCACGCTACTCCCAGTTCCTGCAGCTTCTTGCGACGGCGTGCCAGCCCAACCATCATGCCGCACGCCACGATCAGGCCGGGGATGCCGGCGCCGACGATCGGCCCCGGAACGGCAACCGGCGCAACGTCGATGCGGAAGTGCTCGAAGTCGGCAATGGTCCCGCCGATATTGACGAGGTCGATATCCCAGATCCGCTCACCGTTGATAGCCCTGAAGTCGAACCCGTTCTGTCCGTTCTTGAGGTCGTAGCCACCAAAGTTGAAGTTCTGAAAAGACCCATCCGCCTCCTGCGCCGTTACATGAAAGAACATGGTACCGGTGCCGACAATGCTGAACACGTCCCGTACGACGCCAAGCTGCAGCAGGTTGTCGCGATCGAAGACAGTGATGTCGAGATCGCTCGTGTTGTTGATCTTGATGTCGTTGCCATTGGCGGCCCCGGTGAAGTTGCCGTTGCCGGACAGGTCGCGGAAGCGGACAAATTCGTCGTTCTGGCCGTTCAGGCGGCCAAGGATCAGGTTGGAGCTAGCAATGCTGGAGAAGATCACGTTGTTGCCGGTGCCGCCTTGGCCGGTGGTATCGATGATGATGTCGGCATAGGCTGGGGCGGATAACGCCCCCAGCATGGCTGCGATAGCGAGTAGCTTTCTCATGAGGTTCAATCCTTTCGATTGAAGTGTCGTCGACGCGGCAAGGCTACGCCAAAAAGGGCTGTACTTGCCACGAATGTTTTTTAGACGGCGCTGCCCGCCCTCACCTTTTTTATCACCTGGTAGAATTCGACCCAGCGCTTGTTGAACAGGTCGCGCCGATCCTCGTAGGCCTGCAGCTTGTCGGCGCTGGAGATGCGCCAGTCATACGAGCCGAGCTCGTGCTTCGCCTGCACCGCCTTTTGCGCGTAGTGCAACGATGCGACGTTGATGCAATCGAACAGGTCTTCGGCCTGCTCGGCGGTGAGCTCGAACGTGAAGGTGGGGTTGGTCATTTTGGTTGCTCCTGTCAGATAACGATCAGCCGGTCGCCGAGACCGGGAAACTTCTTGCGCAGGGCGTCTTCGATCTGCTTGGGGGTGATCTTCGGCTTGGGTTCGCTACACTTGACACAGCACGGCGTGCCGTCAGCGAGCTTGCCGCCCCAGGTGTGATCGCATTTGCTGGTATCGGTCTGCTTGGTCATCTGCTTGCTCCGTTGTGGTCTGCCTCAGTGATCACCACAATAAGGGCTGCCCTTTAGCCTGTCAATAGGGCTGCGCAATTATTTCATGCACCCGTCCACAGGTCGTCGATCGGGTCGTCGAGGCCTGTTGCCTCGCTGATGCTGTCGAGCGGGTCGGGGATAGACTTGTTGACCCGGACCACGGTGGCGCCGGGCCAGGTGAGCTTGACGACATTGAGCGCCTGGTAGCGCGACAAGATG